CCAAGTTTAGAGTTGAGGATTGCATACTCAATGTACGCATAGATATAATCCTCGAATAATTTATTTACAGTTATCTTAGAGTTGTCTCCACTTTCCATGCCATCAGATACATACTCAAGCACACACAACTCTCCTGCCATTCCTGATGAGAAGTTTATCACACCACCCTTTCTATCAATACTAAAGGTTGGGTTTATGTTTGCAGTCTCTGTGTTTAGTCCAAACCTTGAACCAAGAGTGTAGTCAAAGTACCAACACCCATCATAGCAATACCCTTCCATGCCATCGAACTGACTATTTTGGTTTAGGTATATAGACTTCTTCTGACCTGTAACTCTATCTAAGTCAAGGTTTGATTCTTCAGGTTTAAGTACATTCCCATTTTCATCAAACAATATATTGCAATCGTTATCCTGTAAGTATGCATCACTCCAATTAGTCTGAATGTTTTCACTTAATGGATATAATGTTCCATTCTTATACATAGATATCCTAACCCAATTCACATAATCGGGAGGTAGAATAAACCTAAGATTATCACACACATCTAACTCCAAAATCTTTACCTCCTTGAACGCATCGTAGTTCAGCTCCTGTATACCTCTCTTTGCGTGGAACAGAATCTTATACCTAGGCTCGTTGTTTACAAGGCTGTGGTTTCCTTGATACATCAACATAAAATTGTTTACAATATCAAACAAACTAACATATTGGTACGAACCCCAATTAGCATCCGTAGGTGTTGTGCCTGAGTTCTCGTAATATTGATATGCAGTTATATATGCCATTACTTATTATTTTAGTTCGTTACTATCAATCTGTTCTTCTGCCTGTGCAAATTGTACTGTTTGAATCTCTCTGATACTCATGCCTGCGTATTGTAGAATCTTGTTTACCAAGTTATTCTCATCATCCAAAGGAAGTTCAAAGTCTTGGAAGTCAGGTTGTGATTGGTCAAATGATGGCTCTCCACCTGATAGAGATACATATGTCCACTTAGGGTCTTTAGGGTATCTAATATATTGCGCCCTTACATCGCCCTGTGTATTTATGGTGTTAGGGTATAGATAAATAAAGTTCCCCTCTTGACTATACGCAGGAAATAATTCCGTTGGACTCGTTAGCAAAGAGCGGGTAAGCATAGTGATGTTTTTATTAGAAACATTTTCTGCCTCTGCTTTTGATGTAACCACTATAACCTTATTAATAAAATAGTAGTCTTCTCCTGTTGTTGTTGGAGATGGTAAGAAGAACTTGTTTGCTGTATCGTGTGTCAAGTCTTTCTCTAAGGAGAAGTAATCTATAACTTCTTCCATTCCCTTCTTAATATCAGCGTACCCTGTTCCCGACTGCCTTGCGTTTTCTTTATTTACATAGTAGTTGTATGTCGTAAAGTAGTCCTCGAATATATCCATCTGTGCCTGCTTTGCAAACAGATTAAAATCTGATGGAGATATATATCCATAGTTATTCTTGTTGAGTATAGCCAATACTGTATTTCTTACAGAGTTTATCATACGCTAAGTCTTTGTACAAAGATAAGCAAAAAAAAGAAGTGAGTTTCTGATAACCCACTTCTTAAAGGATGTAAAATGATTTTTTGCTTTTAAAGTTGTTTCTCTAAGAACTCAAGGACTTCAACGCCCTCATCGCTCTTGAAGTATGATGCCAAAAAGTTTATGGTATCATCTCCAAACGGAACTGCCACCAACCTTTTCTTATTATCCTTTAGGTTATAGTGTACATCTCTTCCATTATTACGGATTGAGATTAATCTCTCATCCACAAACTTATTAATCTTTGACACTAGCTGTAACTCAGGATTTGTTACTGCTGACATAAAACCTTGTGCATCCCTCCTTGCGTATACCATTAGGTCTCTACGCAATTCGGCTGTAGTCATGCTAGCCACATTAGATGCAAGTAATATCCTACCGACTGCTTCTGCCTGCTCGATTGTCAAATCTTTAGCTGTAGCCAAAGCATCAATCTCTTGCTCAAGATATTCTAACTCTTCTCTAGCATCCCTTTCATTGTCCACCTCCTCAAACTTCTTACCGTTCATTGGGTGGTAGTAAAGAAACTCCTGTAATATTGGATTGTTCTTTGGAACTCTAAGAAATCCATCCTCAAAGATGATTGGCGTTATAATAGCATTGCCATCCTGCTCATCCTCAAAGATACTCTTTTGATTAGAGGCATACCTTAACACTCTGTTCTCATTCTTTGATTCATCAAAGTGCATCAACGGAGACCTTCTTGAGTTTCTAGATGGAAGGATGAATGTTAGAGGTGCTGCACCTCTTAGTAACCGATAGGTACGGTCTTTTATTTCTTTTTTCATTTGAATTTAATTTAATTTAAAAAGGATTAGGAGTGCCTCGAAAGACACTCCACCAATCCTGTCATTATTATAAAATCTGTATAGTATAATCAATCTTACTCCTCGAATAAGAAGAAGTTGTTTGCACCCATAGTACATACACATCTTTCAGATAGGAAGTTTACCTCCATTGCATCTAAATCAGATGTAGCTGCACCACCTGCTGAACCTGTAATCCAAGTCTTCATCTTACGGTCTTCTGTTTGAGAAGCACGATAACGAACATGAAGGAAAGGTCTCTTAGCGTTCTTACCAAGAATTTGGTCGTATACGCTTGTTGTACCCGCAGGTACTAATAGACCATTCACACGACCTGAACCTGCACCTGTAGGTAGTCCTCCACGCATAGTTGGGTCGTTCAAGTATTTCCAATCAGACTTGTAGAAGTCATATCCTCTACGGAATCCTGAGAATCCTAGATTCAATGCCATCTGAGCATCGTTGTCGAAAAGACCAAAAGATGCAGCGTTAGAAGCACCTGAAGGATTGTAACCGTTAAGACCTGCCAACATATCATCAATGTCGAATCCGAAGTCTCTGTCGATAAACAATACATTCTCCTCGATAGCACCTTGCTTATCAAGACGAGAAATGATTGTGTCAAATTCTGCAAGGGATGCAGGATTACCACCTGCCCATACATTACCTCTGTTTTCTACTGTGTAGAAGATACCTTCAGAACCTTTGTTACCTACATCTTCAGCACCTGATGTTGTTTGAGTTACAACACCCGAACCTGCTTCAGCAGGAACTGCCTCAATCATAGATGTCTCGATGTAATCCTCAAAGCGAAGACGAGTCTCATGCTCAGACTTCAAGTACCATAGGTATCCTGTTGCTCCGTTCTCAGTTGTTACTTCTACCCAACCGATTTGAGCCATATCAGAACCACTAACAGTGTACTTGTCTTTAAGGATGATTGGAGAGTTCTCAAAGATTTCATCATCAGCCTCTAGTGAGCCTGACATTCCGTTAGTTCCTTTCTTGAACTCAGAACCATAAACAAAGATAGTAACATCAGCGTTACCAACACCTGTACCTGCTTGAACAATACCTGCTGCTTCGTAGAATGCAATTTTTACAGTATTTGCACCCAAGTTTACTTCCGTAACGATACCTTTGTTAGAACCTGCTCCATCGTTTTGAACGACCATAACTGTCTGCCCTACTCTCAATGCGATACCATTGCTTGAAGTAAACGCAGGAACACCTGTGTCATTGATTGTGAAGGTTACTTCAGCATCACCTGCTGTACCTATTGGATAACCAACATTGGTATATTTGATGTGAAGACGACCTTGCTCTGCCCACTTTACTAAGTCAGAGTTTGAAGGAATCTCTGCTCCTACCATACGAAGGAAAGCTGAGATTGTACGATTACCATATCTTTCAAATTCTTTCTCATAAGTATCAGGTAGATACTGATTCAAGAAGTCGAAGTTAGTGATATAGTTCGTAGGTAAAGGCACTTGTTGTGCCGAAGGTTGCAACGCATATGTTGGCGTTGCTTGTAATGAACCTGCCATAACTTATTTTTTTTACTTTCGTTTACTTTTAATTTTTAAACTTCTTCCCGAACTGTCGCTTACGGAACGATATTGCGTTCCACCCTTCTTAGTGACTTCAGGTGCTTTTCGTTCATCCATTTGGATGTTTTTAATCTTGCGAGTAACATCCTCTGTTGCACTCGCTGCACCTTGCTCATAGAAGAACTTAGCAAACTTTTCAGGATTCATAGCTACAGCCAATGCCCTATGATAACCTGCTGCATCAGTTAACATCCCACTGTCATCCAAATACTTTTTTACAAAGTTTTGTGGAGATAGTTGAGACTTCTTAACCTCATCGGCATTTGAAGGACTATAACTTAGCGTGGTATCTCCCAAATTGAAATCAAAACCTTTGAAATCGTCAAATACCTCGTGGGTCTTTTTCTCGAACCACTCACGCTTACGCTTTGCCTCCTCCTCATAAGTTTTAGACTGCTCTATATATTGTCGATAGGCTTCAATTTCTTGCTGCTCGCTTTCAGACTTTTGAACCGTACTTGACTCAAGGGGTTCTTTATACATCTGTTTCTGCTCGTTGAAAAAACTTTTAGCCTTCTTAACAACCTTTTTCTTTGCCAACTTCTTTCTCTTGATGTCTTGCTCATCATCCAAGTCTTCATCATAAGAAAACTCAGACATCATTAACTCTACATCTTCCATGTCAAAGGCATCGCCATTTGCTATGTAGAACTCTTTTAGAAGTTGGTCGTCATCCATACCATCAAAGTCTCTGTTGAGTTTGATATAGTCATCCATACTCCTGCCTGTTTTCTTTTTATACTCATAGTAGGCAGCAACATCTTCAGGTAGCTCCTGAGTGGTTGACTTCTCTTCAAACAACTCATCAATAGAAGATAGTTCTTTGTTATAGCGACTCTTGATATACTCAAGCATATCTTCATCACTAAACTCTCTAGAACTTTTTTCTTCGACAACTTGCTCCTCTACAGGACTTTCTTGTTCTACAGACTCCGTTGAATCTGTATCTTCATTTAATTCTTCTTGGTGCTTATCAACAAGTTCTTGTTCTACTTCTTGAACAGACTTTTCGTCTGCACCTACTTCTCTTACTTTTAATTCCATTTGATTACAAATTTAATAAATTATTTTTAATCGCTTTTTATACCTCCAATTAGTGCCAATATAAATAGAAGCACACAAATTATTATCATATTATCTTGGTTCAAATTGTGCTAAATCAAACCCATCCAAGCTATCTTCGTTAGATTCAAACTTAATAGGTGGAAGATTATTCTTTCTCTGATTAATTAATTTAGATTGCTCGCTATTTTGTTGACTTATTCTTTTTGCTTTTGCATCTTCTCTCTTTTGCTCTCTGCCTTCTATAGCATTCTGCTGCATTCCATAAACCTGTTGATTGTACGCAAACTCTTCTGCCATCAACTGACTCTTTAATAGAGCCTCCTGCTTCATCTTTTCAATCTCAAAAGCAATTTCTGCCTGCTTAATTTTAATCTTTCCATTTGTTTCAGCTTCCTGCTTTTGCATAGCCAACCCTGCTGCCATCTGTTGTGACTGCATATTCTGCTGTGCAGCTGCTGCCTGCTGAGTCATAGCCATCTGTTGCTCTTTCTCCATCTTAGTTTTACGCTTCACCTTTAACAACTGATTGGCTACCTTGAGATTTTTAATTTCCCTAATATCAATAGCATCCTCTAGGTTTATATCATTTCTTGATAGAGCTATCTGAATATTCTGCTCCAACATAGCTTTCTCCTCCTCATCGGGTGCTACCTCTATAAATATTCCAAAGTCGTAGATATACAAATCAGATATACTGCTAAGTATGTTAATATTATACTTACCTATCTTATTTACAAAATCATCTTTAAAGTCTGAATACTCTAATATGTCAGCAACTCTATATGTTAATGCTTCAGATAATGTTCTAAATATATACAGACTACCATCAAGGATATGTCTTGTCGCTGTGTTAGAGTTTAATGCTGCCAACTTTTGTAAACCCACTAATGCGTTGGCATCAGGAGTTGAAGCATCTCTAGCCTCATTTAATCCTGTTACCGTTCTAATCATGTTTAAATAGTGGTTGTAGTTGTATATCAACATTTGTGCCTTCCCTGCACCATTGTTTGAGTTTAGCTGTTGGATTGGAACTCTAGCATTATTAAACTCTCCATCCTGTGTATAAGACCTACCGATTACACTACCTGTTTGGAAGTATAATCTCAAAGCATCTTCAGGATTGTAGGCATTGCCTGTTCCCAAATCCACCTCGTTCAATCCATCGGCATCAATATAAACACCATCAGGTACAACCCTTGATATTACTTGCTGTAACTTTAAGTGTGTAATCTGAATCAAGTCAGCAAATGGTATCATTCTCCTGACCAATGACTCAACAGCACCCTTATACATTCTAGGTGCTACTGCTACATAGTTAGGCAGGGCGTGCTGAGATGAAGACTTAGGTCGAACCATGTTCTTAGCCATTTCCCACTTAATAACAATATCAGTACCCATAACCATAATACCATCATACCACACATCAATGGTCTTCTCTATCTTCTCAAACCTTCCTTCTTCCAACATCTCTTGTGGTGGGTTAAAAGTATCATCCTTCTCAATAACTTTAGTTCCACCTGTTTCAAGAATCTTTTTCTTATATACAAGCTTATTGGTTGTCTTGTAGTTAAAATACAAAAGTGTTACCGTATCTCTACTAAACAACTCTGCATCATAGAATTGCTCTAAATTGTGATAGTCATACCAATCTTGCCCTGCCTGTCTAATCAACTCCATGTCTTCCTTACGGATGTCAGGTTTGATTTTATATATCTCGGATAGATGTACATTTTTAACCTCCCCCCAATAGAAGCAATCCTTGAAGTGTGGGTCTTCTGTATAGCTATAAACCACATTTGCAGGGTCTACATAGGAAATATTTACTCCTGCCCCATGCTCAAACTCATGCCTTACTATCCCTAACCCACAGACAGCTAAATCATAGTCAACTCGCTTGCGTAAATCAAGGTAGTGGTTTTCTTCAAGAATAGTATTTATAGCCTCCTCCTCTGCAATCTCAATAGCAGGCTTGTAGTTTAGCTGCATATAAAGACTTAATTCTTCATCATTGGCAGGAAGTTCTTCAGGGTCTGTTACAAATGGGTCGAATCCTGTTTTGTCTAAGAGATTCATTAAAACATCTTTGGATAACATCTGACCTTGAATCATGTCCTGATACTTACTTCTATTTTCCTGAGACAAAGCATCTTGAGAGTAAGCCTTTACTTTGAAAAGCCTATCAGACATTCCATTAACTACGATGTCAACAAACTTTGGTATAATAGGAACAGGTGTCCAATCAAGATTAAGATAAGATAGGTCTCCATCGACAGCAATCTCGTCTTTATATTTCTTGATAGACTGCTCTCCTCTTGCATATAGTCGAAGTCTATGATACTCTGACCAATTACTGTAGAATCTACAGTTACCATAGTCTCTCTTGAACCATTCATATTGAATAGCCTGACCCACTCTCAATCCAAACTCCTCAGAGTTCTTTTCAGCATTGGATGCTAATTGGTCAGGAAAGCCTGTGCTATATATGTTGACATTCTTTATCATCTTATTATTTCACTTGTTGTTCCTTTATTATTGTACCTTGCAAAGTTAATGCTTATTTTTGACTTTGTTTTTTCGGGCAAATATTTATGTTTTTGACAAGCCATTATAGCAAGACCCGAACTAATAGAAGCATCATACTTTGTTCTGTTACTTATATCAAACTTTGCCCAATCCTGTAATGTCCTATTAAATGGCATAATACCTATATCATCGGGAGACCTATACTCTCCATCTACATCTATGCCTATATGCTTTTCAATATACGACTCTATTGCAGCAGCGTGTGCCTGCTTCACATCTTCCGATGAGTTTGGTATACCACCTAACTCTTTCTCTGTCTTCGACAATCTATGTATAGGTTTATCAGGTCTATTCAAACAAAACCTCCTGTATCCCCTGTTCTTGAAATGATATAGTAACCTTGGTTTATTATTCTCTATAAGTATAGGCATACCATAGAACACACAAGCCATTAACACCTCTTCAAAAAATATCTCTGCTGTCTGTGGTCGTGCCACATACTCCAAGAAGAACTCGTTACTCGGTGCATCATCCATGTTGTACTTAGTCAATCCATGCAACGCACCGTTAGAGCCACCACCACCAACCGTTCCACTAATGTCGTAACTATCACAACCAAATGCTCCAATATGCTCATTAGTAGGAATCACCTCTCCTCTATAGTTCTTACTTACTCCATTCTGTAAATGTTTCGGTGGTAGCCATGACACTAAGAACCTACCTCTTTTGTCAGGCTTCCATATAACCTGAGTATCTTTTATTCCATCCTTCCAATGGAAAGAACCTCTTGTCGTATAATGCTCTCTAATCATTCCATCGTTGTAGTCTATCTGCTGATATATCTTTGTAAGATTAAATATCGAAGCCTTGCTCTCATCTCTAAATGCGTGTGACTCCGTTCTTGGAAACTGTCTATAGTATTCATTGAGTGCATCGGGGTCATTCTTTAATGAGTCAACCTCTGCCTCCCAATAGTTCACAGCTCCTATATCAATCATCTCACCATCAATACCAAGAATAGGCTTAGAAGGAGTACGCAAAACAGGCATCCCGAATCGGTCAATAAAGCCTTCCATATTCCACTCCATAGGAATAAAAAGACTATACAAGCCACTTTTTGTCTGCCCATTTTTGTTTCGAGTTTCAGTCTTGGAATCATAGTATAAGTGTTTAAAGTTACCACCACCTTTATTCTGTGCGTTGGCTGTAGAACCCATCATACATTTACCTATAATTTTCCTACCTAATCTTAAACAGGTCTTAGTAACTCTCCAATTATTTAGAATGTTGTTTGGTTTTATCCACTTCCCACTCTCATCGTGTACTAATAACAATAGCTTTTCTCCATCGTAGCTGTTGTCGTCTGTATTCTTCCAATCTATTGTGGTGTCTAGTCCATCCATAAAGTCTTCGTCTATGGTGTGCATATTCTTTTTGGTAATCTTAGATGCAGGTACTCGGTACGCTAACTCTGTCTTTGGCTTATCCATACCATCCATGATAGGCTTGAAGAAGAATGGTAGCTTTGAGTTGATAGGTACAACCTTGTCGGTAAACATCTTCTTGGCATCTGTACCTGTCTTTGATAGTATACCAATCCTTGAGTCTCTTGCAAGGGTAGCTATATTTACACACTCGGATGAAGACATGAATGAAAATCCACTACGCCTAATCTTTAGATACACCATCCCAAATGCTCTTGGGTCTGCTTTTGATGCCTCCCAAAATATATATAGAATCCTATTGGCTTCCCTGAAATCGGGATAACCAACATCTATGCTTGTCCACTGCAAGTACATATAGTGCGAGCCTGTAATGTATGTAGGCTTACCATTGTTCATAAACCAAAAGCCATCCTCTCTTCTGTCAAATTCTTCTTCTATATAACCAACCCAATTTGATTTGAAATCCGATGGCATTTGATTCCATTGGAATATGGATTTAATTCGAGATAATTCTTTAGGTAATTCTACTCGCTCCCAATACTGCTCTGACTTGTCTTCATCTCTCTTATGACATTTGTCAGGAGATTTAGGTAAAGCTATAAACAACCCTTCAATCTTATATATCTCGCCTATCTGTCCTGTCTTAGATATAATGATTAGGTCGTAGTCTTTATTGTACCCATGCTGCCACGACTTGTTCCTGTTCTTTTTGGAAAGAACATTCTTAGGTATATAGTCTTTTGCTATAGTATATAGGGTATTATTTAGACCTTCGTTCTGCAAATCCTGTGTTTGTGTTTATATTACTGCTTGATGGCGATTCGCCTGTAAGCCTTTCTCTTTCTTCTTCTATCTTGCTTAGTATCTCAAAGGCATCAAAGATTGCTAGCTTCTTGGAAGCTGCTGCATTCTTTAGCCTATCTGCCGACACATCATCATCACCACCTGTAATGATTTCTTCATTAGCAACCTTGATAAGCTGCTCTACTGCTCGCTTACCTGCTGATATGATTTTAGATTTAAGTTCATTTACTTCTTTCATATTACTCCAACTATTTGATGGTCAAACATTCTGTACATAACCTCCCCATCTACATCAAACTCATATTCACTCTCAGGTTTAAAAATAACCCTATCGCCCTTTTTAACGCCCTGTGTTGAAAGATATTTGTTTGGATACTCCATAACCCCAACCAATGGCTCTCGTGTGAATGGCTTGAAGATATAGCTGTCCTGTGGTGGTATAGGAGACACAAAGCAATATCTGTCGTGTGGCTTCCACTCTCCATCCTGCTTATACATAAAGAATTGGTCGTTATCTATAAAGAACAAATCATCCTTAAAGAAACTTTTACCACTCTGCCTTCTGCCCTTAATATCGTTGTAGAACTTAAAAGCGTTGTGGTGTACCAATAATATATCTCCAACCTTTATATCTCCCTCGTAGTTCAACGGAACTTGAAG